CAGGCGGGCACCTGGCGCGTTGCCGCCGGAGGTGGCGGTGGTGCCTGGCCAGCGCGAACCATGACGTCGCCGATGCCACTGTCGGTGCGGTAGATATCGTCATCGGCTGTCTCGGCCTGGTAGCCGAGCTCACGCTTTGCCTCGCCTCGAGAGATCAGCCCGACCTCGTACTCGTGCGTGATCCGCTTCGAGCGCTCGTTTTCATCCTCCTGGAGCACCCGGACGTCGTCGATGTCATATACCACGCGGCTCGTGCCCGGCTCGTCGAACTCCCGCAACAGCGTGTTGTCGAGCTCCTCGGCGGTGGTGCGGTGCATCGGGACGATGACGTTCTCGTATGCCTGCTCGCGCTGCTCCTTCATCGTGGCGCCGACCTTGGTCTGCTCCATGCCGGTCCCGAAGCCGACGACCGCGGCCGGTATGCCGATGACGGCGCAGACGCGCTCCTCGGGAATCTGGCGCAGCTTCGCGAGCCCCAGCTTCGACATATCGACGGCGAACGCCTCGACCTTCATCTGCGTCGAGAACACCAGTGCGTCTCCGCGGTTGTCGCCGCGGAACACGCGCCGAAAATAGTCCTTGATCGTTTTCCGCTTGGCGTCCCCGATCTCATCCTCGGGGTTGGCCGGCGAGATGATGGCGCCAGGTATGCCCATATTGCGCACGATGGCAGCGGTGGCCGCGGCGGCCTCGTCGTCGGTGAACACCTCGCGCAGCAACGACTGCAGCGGCGCGAGCCCGCGTTTCTGGTCGCGCGGGTCCAGCCCGTTGCGAAAGTGCACCATGTCCTCGCGCGCGATGGTGCGGGGCCCGGTGGCGGTGTTCTGCACATAGTGCGTGATGAGCTCGTCTGAGGTGCCCTTCGGCTCGATCTGCAACGCCGGCTGGTAGTAGAGCTCCATCGGCACGCCGGTGCGCTCGCCGCGGCCGATCTCCAGGTAGGCGTTGCCCTGCACGGTGTAGTCGAGCGCCACCGCCGAGCGCATGGCGCCGCCGCCATACCACGGGTTTGGATTGGTGAACAGCTGCGACAACGGGTGGCCCTTGATGATCTGGCCATCGGCATCCTCGACGGCGACCGGCGCCTCGGGAAAGTTGCGCGCTACCCAAAGCGCGACCGCGACGATGACGTTCGAGCTCAGCCCGTCGCCGACGTCACGTGAAAAGTTGAATTTGGACCGCGGCGTGTCGCCGGTCTCGCCATCGCGGCGGAGCAGGTTGAACGCCTTTCGGCTGACAGTTACGAGCGCGTTCAAGAGACCTGCACCTGGCGCCTGGTGGTCAGGCCCTCGTAGAGCGTCACGAGGCCAGCGACCTGGTCATCGTGTCGCCCGGGGAACGATTGCATTTCCTCGATGAAGGGCCCGTTCCATTCGGCTGCCACCAGATGCATGTGCCCGGCCTCGACGATCGGCTCCAGCGCCGCGGTGCGGACCATCAGGTCATGCCTGGCCGGTATCTTATGAACTGACCGCAGGCCCTGTAAAGCCGCTTTCAGATTCGTTAGCGTGTCCTTGTAGCCGGCGACCGACTCGCCGAACACCTCGACGCCCTCGCCGTCCTTCTCGGCCAGCCAGCGGATGCGGCGATCGCGTTTCGGCGCCTCGGCTCTGAGGCGGTCCACGTCCTTGATCCAGACGTGCCGCACCGGCACCGTCGAGCCCGGCTGCGGCGGGAGCTCCTGCACGGCACCGAGCACGCCGACCGTATAATCGGGGTCGTCGCCGATGCGCTGTTTCTCGGTGGAGGCCAGATCCCAGCCGCGGCCCCAGCGCAGGCCCTCTGGTATGTCGCGCTCGGTGCATATGTCGAGCTCCTGCACCGCGAAGATGTTTCCGCCCCGCGGGACCGGCGAGACGTCCAGCAGCCCCGCCGCGCCGTAGACGCCGAGGGTGGCGCGCTGGGAGCTGTACCACTCGGCCGGGAACCGCTCGGGGAACAGCGGATCGCCGTCCAGGTCGCCGGCGGGAAACCGCAAGAACTCGAACTGCGGGAACCGCGGATCGCGGCTCATCTCGCGCTCGATCCGGCCGATGACGTCGTCGACGTGCCAAGGCGTGGCCGTGACCATCGTTATCGACACAGGTGCTCGCCGGGTCATGAAGTCGTTTGTAAAGGCGTTCCACCGCGCGTCGCGGATGGGCGCGGACTCGGCCTCTTGCCGGTTGCGCAGGTAGTCGTCGACGATGCCGTAAGCGTAGCCGCGGCCGGTGAGCGCGCCGCCCAAGCCGACGGCGGTAAGGCCGCCACGGCTCGGGTCGCTCAGGTCCCAGTGCTGAACGGAGGCGCTGAACCGCGATACGCCGATTCCAGGGAACACTTCGCGATATCTCGGGTCGCCGATCAGAGCGCGACCGAATCGCGAGAAATCGTGCGAAAGCGAGGCGCCGTAGGTGGCAACCATCACCTCGGTCGAGGGAAACAGGCCGAGGAACCGCGGCGGCAGGTAGCGGCTTACGATGTCCGATTTGCCATGGCGGAACGGCACAGCGATGACCAGGAACGTCGAGCGGTTGTCCCGGTAGTCGTCGATGGCCTGGTCCAGCCGCTCGCAGATGGCGCGGGTATGCCGGCCTACGACCAGCGGCTCGTCCGGCTTCTGCCAGGCGTGCTGCATGAAATCGAGGTGATGGCGCCTGGCGAGCTCGGCGCGGAGCTCAGTCCGGTCGAGCGTCTGCGCGTCGGTCATCCGGTAGTCGTCGTGTCCGACCAGTTGGTATTCGAGAGGTAGCGAATGTCGCCGTTGCTGAAGGTTTCAGAGGCAACAACTGTAGTCGTGTCGTCCACCAGCGACTCGATTCGATCGCTCGCGATCGTGATGAAACGGTCGTCGATGTCGACCCCGACGGACGACCGATGCAGGGCCATCGCGGCCGCTGAAACGGTGCCGGTGCCGACGAACGGATCAAGCACGGTATCGCCAACGAACGAGAACATGCTGATCAGCCGGCGCGCGATGGCCTCCGGAAATGGCGCTGGGTGATCGCGGCGTACTTCGCCAGGGACGTCACCCCACACTTGCACGAACCAGCGACGATAATCATCTCGGTCTATCGTCGAGAGGTCGCGCTGCTCCTGCGTGGGGTGGCGATATCCCCCTGGCTTCCTGAAGAGAAGGATGTACTCGATATCGTTCTTGATGATGGCGTTTGGCTCGTAAGGCTTGCCCAGGAATCCGTTGCCATTCCCCGCGACCTCCGTCGCCATATTGCCGATCTTGTTCCAGATGATGGGTGCCAGGGGATCGAGGCCGATCTGCTGACACTGAACCTGCAAGTACGAGTGGAGAGGCTCCAACACGTGACGACCGAACGCGCGACGCGAGCGGAGCACATCGCCAACCACGATGCACAATCGCCCGCCAGGGACAAGCAGGCCGTAACACTCACGCCAGACTGCAGCCGTAGCTTCCAAGAACTCCTCTCGATTAGCGATATGGCCGAGCTGGCCGTCGCGATCTGCGCCGTATTGTTTCAGATCCCAGTATGGCGGGGAGGTTACAACCAGATGCACATCTCGCTGAGAGATGAGCTGAGAGGTCTGCCGGGCATCACCACAAATGAGTTCGTGACGCGTGAAGAGCAGTTTTGAGCCCCGTGCCCACGCCCGTTCCTTCGCCTTGAATTTCTCGGCGAGTGATGGTTCCAACCTGCGTCGAGCTTGGTTCGAGAAGGGGGCGTCAGTCAACGAGTCTTGGCGCACTCGCTGTCATATTGTAGAAGGTTGTCCTACCGTCCATGTAGCCGAGTTCCTCGCGGATCCAGTCGATGCGTTGTTGGTCAATCATCAGTTGACCCCCGGGACCGCGGCCTTCTCGGCGAGCTCCAGCGCCAAGCGCAGCTCGTCATCAGTCAGCCGAGAGTAGTCCTCGCGCACGTCGTCCACCTCGACGCGGATCTCGCGGCGATCGTTCCAATTCTGCGGCTGCCGGTTCTTGAGCCACCAGATCAGGGCGGTGACGTCGGCCGGCTGGTGCTTCGCCACCCGCTTGGTGACCGCCATCCGGTAGCGCCCGGTAGGCTTGCCGTTGTCGTCCAGCACCGGCATGCGCTCGCGGGTGGTTTCCTCGAAGTCGTAGCCGACAGCACGACGGAACGCTGCAGCCTCGACCGCAACATCGGCGATCGCCTTCGCCCTTTGTTCGGTGTCGCGTAACTCCGGCTGTTTCGCCTTCCAGCGGGCCAGCGTGGCACGGTGTACGCCAAGATGGACGGCCATCTCGGCATCGGTGGCGCCGCGGAGCGCGAGCTCGAAGATGAGCGGCACGTGCAGCGCCGCGTCGTACTTGGTGGGCCTGCCAACCGTCGCCATCAGTCTGTACCGTCGAGCAGGCGCCACTCGGCCGGTATCGGCTCACGCGGCACCAGGCTTGCGAGAGTCTGGTCGCAGCTGCCCGTCAGCCAGCACCACGCCATCAACACGAGCAGGAAGATAGACCCGACCATCAGGTCCCGCCTCGCTTGGCCGCCCTGGCGTTCCACATGAGAGCGGCCACCCCCCAGGCGGCCGCCAGCACCAGCAGCACCGCGCCCACGATGCCGGCCCCCTCGAGTAGCGTCATCGCAGCTCATCCACGGCCCGAGCCTCGAGATCGTCCGCCGTGGGC